TGTATCCATGACTACATCGTATTCGCCTACAGTAACATCGTTCAATATCGTCATTACGCCTTGTTCATCTGATTGACGCTTGTTTATGTCGACCAAATCAGGCTTACCATCGTCCCCAATGATCCGCATTACCCGTGCGTTATCGTATATTTTAGGAATTAAATCAAGAATGATCTTTGCTGTGTGCTTGATAGATCGTGTAAGGTTGTCGTAATAATGAAAGTTTGTTAAGTCAATTTGCTGTTGTTGACCATTCAATGCTTTTCCTGAAATGTTGCCTGTTGCCATCTGATTAGGATCAAATATACCTAATACAGCTTGCATATCTGAGTTAATTCCATCTGCCGCGGCAATAATACCTGAAGGAGGAGATTCAGGTTGAATTCTTGTAGGCACAGGTGCAGGCATACCTTCAATGTCTTTTTGTTTGTATCGCAATACAGGCATCGCTTTGATATTAGCTTGTGCCCATTCGTTCTCATGCCCTTCATCTTGACCTTCAGCGAGCAACCATTTAGCTTTAGGTGCAAGAGCAACTGATTCTGTAAGAGCTGTTTTCCAAAAATTGTACATACGTTGAGGGTCTTTTGCCATGCGTACTAGACCGTATTTTTTGCGTTTGTTCTCAACGACATATTCTTCGCCATAAACAGGCACGATTGGGATAAACTTTGATGGCCAAACGCCTTCTTCTAATATCTCAATAGCTGTACATTTGATTTGTTTAATTTCTTTTTTAAACGATGCACGTTCATCAATGACGTACAGACCCATTGCTAAGAGTTCTTCTTGTTTAGGTAAATCAGACCTAAATTTCTTTGTACCATCGCTTAACAGGCAAAGTTTCTCAGGTTTCCTCACAGTATAAAAATATTCAGCTATGCGAATATCTTCTTTCATTACCCATTCAGCGTTGCTGTCGCCAGTACCGCGTTGACTAAAACCTGTGCCATCATCAGCATCAGGATACATTGTGCGAAATGTCGCTTTGCTTACAACTTGTGTAATTAGGCATTTTTCAGCGTCAGAGCCGTCAGGCAAAGTGCTGTTAGGATCAAAATAAACTGTAAAAGGATTATGAACAGGTTCAATGTAAATTTCTTGATCGAATGAATCTTCACGCACATAATCAGTCTTAATTCGCCAGTAACCGAAACCCATTCTGACAGCATAGTTAAATGCGTTGTCATAAGCATGATCTGCGTCTGAATTGACCTCGATGTGTCTACAAATGCCAGTTAATATGTCAGCAACTTTTGCATCGCTTTGACTATTCATGCCGTGTACTTTGATGCGAGGACGCTGTTGTCTTTGTTGATTAGTGACTTGACGCACATACGCATCGATTTTGTTAATCGTCAAACAAGGGCGTGCTTCCATTGTGCGTGAATTCTGAATTTCAACAGGCCATTGATCGCCTGACGCAAACTTTAAATCTTCAAGAGCTTCAGACCTATTAGTTGTGTCCGCATCATTGGCTAATTTGAGGAACTTTTTAGCCTCATCTATTCTTGGGTCAAAGTCGCTTTGATTTTCGGACATATTCATCCCATCCAATTCGCAGGTTCATACACAGGTTTTTTAACTTTTACTTTTCTAGGTTCTTGTATCATCAATCCTAGCATCCTAAACGCATCTGCGCCATGTGAATATTGATCATGTAGCGGAGTACGACTAAATTGCTTAGTATCGGGATCAACCTCGTATCTGTAATGTCTGAGACATTGTAGCCCATCTTCACAATTATCGCGATCAAACCAGCAATTACTAAAAATCGTTCTTGCCGCGTTGATGCTGTCTACAACAGGCGTTCTAGGAATAATTCTAGTTTTATAACCTGCTGATCGCACAATTTCCTCAATTGATCTGCCTGCCGCGGCTAATGTCTTGTTCTCAGCATCGTGAGGTAGCCACAAGGTGTCGTAGATGTAGCCATAAGTTTGCATTTTTGCTAATATAGAGCTGATTGTCTCTTGACTTGTCTCAAAATACCGTATTAATCGCGTTTCCATCCCAATAAACTGAACGAACCATACTGCTGTAGCGTCAGACCATCCTAAGTCAAATACAGCGTGTACAGGCTTTGTAGGATCATAATTTACTCTAGTTATTCGATCTTCTAATTCTGCTTTTTGCATTTCCTTAGAAAAGATTGCACCATCAACTGTAATTCTACAAATGCCTTCCCAGACTGTGTTGTACGCTTCAATATCTCTAATTTTAAGTGCGTCTTTTTCTAGTTTAAGTGTTTCAGGAAACCATGGGTTATCAGACCAGTTGATCTTTTGAATAATTGCGTTGTTAGGTGAATTAACAATAAAACGCTGATAAGTGTTATCTGTAGCTAGTTCAGGGTTAAAACTTACCCATATTTCTGAGTTTTCTTTACGAATAGTAGGTATTAGAACGTCCCATGATCGTGATGAAACACTTTGTGCCTCCTCGACCCAACACACATCTACGCCTTCATAGCTTTTTACATTAGCAACATTGTTCTTTAAGCCTACAAAGTTGAATTCTGTACCGTTTTTTCCTCTAATTGTTCTGTCAACAACTTCATAAAATTCTGTTAAGTTCATAGCTATGATCTGATCACTTAATAGCTTATGTACTGAATCTTTGATTGATGTTTGAAATTCTCTAGCGCATAAAACCCTAATAGGCTTACTAGAACCTGTAATTAGCAATGCTCTAGCTATGCCCCAACTCTTAGCACCTCCACGACCGCCCCACAATACCTTGTACCTTGCAGGCTGAAACAAGCATTGCAGTTTAAGTGGGAACTCTACATTAGCTTGCGTCATTTGGAGTTACAAACGACACTTGAATAGCTGTTAACAAAGGCGTGCCGTTCTCGCCTGTAATCTCTTGCTTGACGCTTTCTCTGTATTTTTTAGGAAACCTTGCGGCCATCGATCGCGACCAAATACTAGCGTTTAACTTAGCACCATCTTTGTGTTCTAGCATATATGCTTGGGCTTGATCTTCCCACCAAGTTTGCTCTGCGGCTTTTGCTTCGTCCAAGGCGTGCAAAAATTCAGGATAAGCATCTCTCCATGTGTACATTGTTCTTAATGATACACCTAAAACTGAGCTAATTTGTTCTACACTTTTACCCAATGCGCCTAACTCTACCACCTTATCGCAATAAGATGGATTGTATAAAGATGGACGGCCAACTGGTTTAAGTTCTTCAGTCATCTTATAGGATTTCCATTAATATCTAGTATATTTAACAAATGTTCGTTACCTGGAAAAATTACAAAGTTTCTAGTGCCTTCACCTAAAGGTCTGCTACCTTCATCAAGATATTTAAGCCCTGGAACTCCTAATTCAGCTAATTTATTACTAGCATTTTTTTGAGTTAATTCATTAGCTAAACGCATATATGACCATTGACCTCTTTCACTAGGATCATAATCACCACTTTTGGTATGATACATCTCAGGATTATGTTTAGCTAATGCTTCTTGTACATTTTTAGGTTGCTGACTTAAAGGCTTATCCCAATCAAGCATTTTGTTAATATGCTTATCTGCTAAATCAATTGTGTACATATTTCCTGTACCTAAATTCTTGACATCGCCTTTTTTTGTAATGTTTTGAATAATATCACTAGCTTTATTTACATAATCAACTTGATCAGGATTTGGTTTTTTTGCCCAATCTAATATAAATTTACGAGCTTTAGATAAACCCATCTCATCAACCAAATGAGCAACTTTGTATTCAGGTGTACCAGTTTCTACCTCTTTACCAAATAACATACGTCTGGGTGCGGCAACGTCTCCCGCAGGCTCAATGTTCATGTAATCTTTAGCTACTTTAGGGTTTTCAGCAACATAAAGACCATGTCCATAGGCTTGTGCTCCTTCACCAGTTCCTATTTTGTTAGGATCAAATACTTTGAATTTATAAGGCGAACCGTGGTAAACAGTCATGCCAGTTGGGTTATAACCTTCAGCTAATTGATTTGCCAATAATTTAGTTTTAGGCCCATAAGACAAGCCTTCTTGCGCTGATTCTGCCGTTAACTGGTTTAATGCCCTCGCCTGGTCATTAGCGTTGCCAACCATCTGTTGTGCGCCTAAAACAGGGTTTTGGATAAAGTCTGCCCCCTTACGCTTCAAAGAACCGATTGTGCTGTAAATGTCGGCTAAGGTTGGCATTATTTCTTCTTAGCCTTGGCTTTGGCCCCCTCACGCTTTTCTGAGTATGCAATCGCAACAGCTTGCTTAACAGGTTTGCCTGCTTTCATCTCTGCTTTGATGTTTTCTTTAAATGCTTTAGGTGATGTTGATTTAATGAGTGGCATTAACAGTTCCAATTCTTTAATGATGCTTTCGCGCGTTCAGCAGGCCCTTTAGCGTTCTTGACTACGCCTTCCATCCTTGCACAAAAACTAGCCTTGCGCCCTTTGTCTTTTTCAGTTTTAGGATTAGGAGCAGGTGCTTTCAGGTTACTGCCATTCTTGGCGTTGTATTCAGCTCTGCCTTTTGCAGTCATTCCTGCACCTTTTTCTGTAGGATTGAAAGTTTTACCTTTTCCTACAGTTGTATGCGGTATAGGTTTGTCGTGCTTTTTCATTTTTTAGCCGTTTTAGCAGATTGTTTGAATGCTTCAGCAGTAGGTGCGCCTTTTGATCCTACTTTACGCATCTTTTCTACAGGTTTATCTTCAGCTTTTTCACGCTTAATGCGTTCTTGTTTAGCATGGATATTAGCGTATAGACCTTTTGCCATTATTCAATCTCCTCAACAAAACAAACATCTTTCCATGACATAACAATGAGGTTTTCGTCATTGTTCTTGAAATTAGTATACTTTAAGTATTCGTTTTTGTAATCTTTAGCTAGTGTGCCAAAATATACTTTATCGCCTACTTTTAGACCTTCTTCAAGCGCATCGTCTCCTACTGCTGTTACATATCCTACTGTATCAGCTTCTGCACTTTGAATCCATAGTTCAGATTTAATGCGCTTTTCAGGTCTTACAAATATCTTATCTCTAAGCGGTTTAATCATTTTTGCGTGGCCTTCCTTTTTTCTTGCTTACTTGAGGAATATCGACAACAGGTAAGTTCATCATAGAAAAAACACCCCCAACAACAGGGGGCAAAAATGGCTTCTCTGCAAATTCTCCGCAAGTCTCATTAGGACTGCGATTTTGATAATGTGGGTAACGTCTGCAAGTGCCTACTGCTTGATTCACATCAACAAAGTGTCTACATACTCTACAATTACTATCAGCCATAGTCACAACTCCCATTGTGTTTGTGGTTAGAGATGCCCCATTGCTCTACCTTTGGGGCATTTCGCTTTACATCTTATCTTGAGCGTGCTCGTATCTCTCATGCTCATAGCAATTCTTTTCTGAACTTCCGCCTTTCATTTCACCCATGCGACCGTCGTGCATTCCCATGTGTGATTTGTCGCGTGAGCCGATGCCGTCCATCATGCCCATGCCTACACCACCTTGTATAGGACGCTTACGCTCTCCGCTTGTGTCGTTAGACAATGCACCTTTAGGAATCTTTTCGCCTGACATACCAGGGCGCATAACCTCTTTGTCTACCATTGATGCGCCTACCTTTTTTTCACCTGTTGAATCAGAAGATTTAACGCTTTTTGGCATTTTTTCCATGTTTGAATAACCCATTTTGAATCCTTTTGTTTCTTTGCAAAAAAAACACTACTTTTTGTAGCAATTAAACTATATCACAATTTAACATTTTCAAGCTCTATTTTTTCTAAACGCTTGATTTCTTCTTTTAAAGCCACAATAGCCGCAACAACATTACGCCATTTTAAGCCTGTGTCATCTAACGCATCTAACGCTTGTTGTAATACTTCTTTACTCATATTAATTCCTCTTGCCAAGGTTCGTTGATCATTCTTTTTATGTTAAACAGGCTTTTGTGTTCAGGATAGGTTTTTCTCCACAACCTTGCGTAAAAAGCAATAAAGTCGTTACTGATTTTAAAATCTTCGCCTGTTGTTAAGATGTAGACTTCCCATCTGATTCTGTTGATGATGAGCCAATGACTGATCTTTTTACGATTCTTAGCGACCGCTTCAAAGCTAAAACGTTCAAAATATTTCCATATAACAGGGTTATTTTTGTGCCATTCATCAAAAATTGCTTGTCTAGTTTGAAAAGATTGCATTATTTACCTCTTAAAAAGGAAAATCATCGTCCATGTTGTCAAAATTGCTTTTGTTTTGCACCTTATTAGGGTGAGGGTGAGGTACGCCTCCATCGTCTTTAGGCAAAGGTTCATTAATGTAAGCCCAACCTTCCCAACCGCCTTTTACTAGAGGTATTGTGTCAATCTTGAGCATAGGGCCATTAGATGTTTCAATAATTGAACCTATTTTCATGTACCTGTTTTTTTGTTTGCCGTCTTTATCTGTGTAATTGCCTGTGATTACTTTGATTTCTTTTAGTGTCTTACTCATTTAATGTTCCTTAAAATTTCTACTTTTTGATCTATTTCAGCTAAAAATGCTATTACTTCTTGTTCAAGCATTTTGATATATTCATCGTTTCTTTCGACTCTTTGCACAAAAATTTGTAGATTTTCAGGCATTCTAGGGTCAAAACTACAGAAATCGCACCACTTTCTGCCTGTGCAAGCCATCTGCCATTGCATCTGTGGGATGTATTTAGTAGGTACTTTTTGATTAAGTAAGGTTTCCATCTGCGTTTTGCTTTCAGGGCACTTGATCTCTACTAAACCTTCTTCGCCTACAAAGCCGTCAGGGCTTGCTCCTGACATTTCAATCGTAGGGTGCGTAATAAATCCTACCTCATCAACAAAAACATCTCTGTACAGCTCATAGTGTTGCCTAGCTTGAGGTTCTGTAGCTGTGCCCCATT